CCATTGATCATCCGTACTATACATATGATACGGAAACATATTATCAACATTAACCGATAAATCAAGATTAGTATTGCGTCGATAAAATTTTTGATTTTTTACTTCTAATATATGATTTTGTGAATAAGTTTTATTTTGTATAATGTCAAGATGTTGTTTTAATATACCATATGTATCAAACGGAAATTGTATAGATAAAATAGTGTAACGATGCTCCAATTTTATGTCATATTCACTTTTCCATGTGTCATTCAAAATATCTTTGTTATTATTCTCTAATGTTTTGAAAAAAGTCATTGCATCATTGAACTTTGACTTTATAAATTTGATATATGTTTGATACAATATATAAATGTAATATTTATATTCATTACAATCTTTACTTATAAAATGTCCCCATATGAAATAAGTTGGATATATTAAATTTAAACATGGCAACCTTCTTTCAGCAGGGGGCAGCAAACATGTCTGATTTACAATTCTCATCATTTCATTATACAATGTTAAATTTTCACTATCCACAGTCTTGATCACATAATTTTCACTTTCCATATTCAAAACAAATGGATGAAACCGAATACATTCAGATTTTTCAATTTTCATTTTCCCATGAGACCATGTAACAACACCTGCCGCAAGTGCAAACAGTCCCGTTGACATTCCCACTTCAGGAATTCCAAGCCCATACATCCCCCAAACTCCCATAACATATCCCACATACAACATTGCAACCACACCACATACCAAATACGCCATCAATTGATTATGACTATCCACAGCTCCAATACCAATAGTCAACAACATATATCCAAGAAACCATCCGGGCAAATATATCCCCGATGTCGTTGTAATAATCTTAATCGCAATCAATCCGCCCAGTGACGCCGCATACGCCGTCCATTGAAATACATCATAAATCCCATATTTATACATGAGTCCACACAACACAATCCATACACCCAACAGTCCCATTTTCCATTTGTGTATCGCATCCGGTTCCACAATCCATCCTATAGGTGCTCCATCAAACATTTCAGTTCGATCAATCTCCTTCGACTCTTCACGAATCTTATACCCCTTCTCTCGCAAATAACTCGTCGCCAATTCGGTCGTGATCGCAACTGTTCCAGGACGTGTCCCCGTCTCATTCCAATAAAACCGATATCGATCCATCACCGTCTCTTGTGACAAATATTCCACTATATTACCATCCGTAAACCCACTCGATTCTGCCTTCATCTGATTCAAGATCCTTTCCGGAATCGTGACAGGTTCATCGAACACAGTGTATATAGTCCCAGGATTCTCCGCCAACATCACAACATGATTGTTGGCATTACCCCGATTCGGCAACAGATCCGCTAAATTCACTTTCTCACTGAGTCGCCCCGTCTCTGGAAACAGTTCTTCATACGCTTTATACGTCAAACATTGCCACGATTTCTGTCGGTCACACACATCGAGCCGTGTCATATTCGCATTCAGCATCATCGACACAATCCACGTTTTCGCAACGGTTACATCTCTTTCCGCTTTCCTTTCGAATATCATCGCAAATTCAACGCAATACTGTCGCGATTGAACTGTCCATGTCCCTGGATTGCGTATCATAAATCCCGCCAATGCGTACTCTTTCCCTCTAACGAAACTCTTCGACGCTGTATCGTATGCAAATGCCGGACTCGCCGTGAACAGTCCAAGTGTGTCGCGTAACATGTACATCGTCGCTACTGCACCAACTGCGTCGGTCACCCGCTGTTGTTGCAATTGCACCGGACTGCGAACAGAGGTGACCGCTGCAATTGAATTGAGATCCCATGTAATCGTTCCACTACCTTCCGGCATCACAGTTGATCGATCGGGCGACAATTGTAACACTGATCGCTTTTTATTCCAAGGATTCCAATTCCAATTAAAACCAGATGTTGTTGCCATTACTTTCGACATTGAAAATTTTAGTGAACAAATAAATCCATTCTTATTATAATGTGGCACCTCCTTCTTCTCATCTTATTTATACTTATGATCTCCATCATTATGGGCGGATATCAGATTTTCATGGAGAAATTAGACGATCTTCAACAAAGAATCAATCAAATCAGTGGACCTGTTGCACCATCTACTCCCGACGACAAATACGCCTATCTTGAACCTTTTTCCGGACCCAGTCCCACTATGGCACCCATTCCCGGACAGAATCCAACTCCAACAGTCCATGAAATCAAATACTGTTCCATCAACCATGATCACGATCAGGCAGGATGTACAGCAGCAGGAGCATGCAATTATCCCCATCCGAAGAAGATGTCACAACTTGATCGCAATCTTTTCCTCATCAAATATCCCAAAGATATGACACCACAAGATTATATCCATTGGTTGTATGCTCACGATGATCCGTTAACCCTTGAATATATCGATTACCAGAATTATCGCAATCGGACTCAAGGCAAACTGATATGGGAAAACATACGACACATTTATCAACAAACAATGATCCCATTCAGCGATTATCATCGTATTGGAACAGGAATGCGATCGATCCCTCTCGCTGATCATGTATTGTTACCCGGTGCCGACATTTAAACTATTCAACAACTTATCAACAACTTATAACTTGTTGAATCTCAATAGATCGGATATGACGGTTCAATGGCGATACCACAGATGCCGTCGCTGTCCTGACTCTCTGTGCGACCAATGCGCACATATCCGCCTTCTTCCCATGAGTCTGACCACGAATTCTTCACCTTCCAATATTTGACACCGTTATCTTCACCGTATCCGACTGTCAACACACCGTGATCCAGACTTGTTCCACACTCCGTCGACGTAATGATTCCACTACGGTAAAGCTGGAACACTCGCGAATCGGCCTCGATTGCCACTGACACCGGCTGTCCTGCCACTGCCTCCCTCAACGCCAGCTCATTGCTGGTCGGCACATCTTCGCATTCATCGATATATAACTTGGAGCCACATGTATCATATGCACATGTCCCCTTCGCTGCAGTGTAGCCATAGGCGGTTTCAGTGCAGAGTCCATTATCGATGACATAGGTAAAAGCGTTGTCCATCATTCCCCCGTTGCATCCGTGATTTCCGTAGTCGCCTGCGCAATCCACCAGCTGCTGTTCCGACAGACTGATGAGCGATCCGGTTGCAATGGCGACGGCGCCTTCAATCGCCCCCGTTGTAGAGAACGCCCAGCAGGATCCGCACTGCCCCTGGTCCTTGACCGGAGTTACAGCGCCATCGGTAACCCAGTCACCAGCACCCGGCACCGTGCTCCCCATATACTTCATATCAGTGCACTGCGGACGATGCCGGCGATCCATAGGTCCCCGGATCTGATCGACGAAATCGTCGAGAGAGAGATGAGCGTAAGGAGTGATATCGAGAACGATGGAACTGTTACCGGCACCGTTCCAGTCACGAATGAATTCGACATTTGCACGGAAGTCCTCGAAATAAGGAACAATATCATGGATACGGAATTGATAATGCTGGGCATAGTGAGACATCAGGAGCTCGAAATCAGGGCGGGCAAGAGGAGCAGTGGCAACCTTGTGAAGAATTGTTTCAAGAAGGAATCCTAAAATATACATTCTAGTTTGTATCTTGTATCTTATAATGATCAGATATATTTATTTTGATCTATTATAAACGAAACATCTTTAAAGAACTTTCTTATAATTAAACAATTAAATGTCAATGATTCCGACAGATATTTATATAACTTTAAGTCTCGCATTTTGTGGCAGTGTATTGGCATATGCTGTTCATGAGTCGATACAGATGCATGAACATTTTAATACTATGTTGACGAATCATTACGGAATTATTCGTCGATTGAGGACACAGGTGGAAGAGTTGAGTGACGAAGTGTATCATTTGCGTCAGAAGTGTGATCAAGAGACGGAAACTGAACCGGAGACATATCCGGAGACTGATCAGGAGACATATCCGGAGACTGATCAGGAGACATATCCGGAGACTGATCAGGAGACATATCCGGAGACTGATCAGGAGACAACTGATTGAATTAAATAAAAAGTATCATATTACAATAAGATACTACGAAATGCGACACAGAATCGAATTATCGCATTGTTTATTGATTGCGATTGTGGCATGTCTTATATATATGATATATACGACGCAATCACACGCTCACACTACTCAACAGATTGACGTGGATCAGCAGCAACAGCAAACGATTATCGTTGAGAATGATACATCGATCATTGGTGGTATTCGCCGCAGCCCATTGGAGATCCGTGCATTGGATCGCGTCTGGAATCCGATTACATATCCTTATCGCTCTCCTGATTTCTATCAGAGTCCGTTAAATGGTTCTTCGGTGCCGTTCCAGGTGGCAACTGGTGGATATCGCAGGATGCCGACACGTGGATCAACGCAAACTGTCATTGATCGTTATCGTGCACCGATAGAGGTCAACGATTTCAATATTGCTCCTGTTAACATATCGACACGTGGTCCATTGGGACAGTCTCAACAAGTTGGTGTATTGTACAAGGTTTACGGAGATGAGAACAGTGCGTTGCCGTTGTATGGTCGTCGAAAGTATCCGAATGATCACAAATGGGAGTATTATACACAGTCAGGGCAGTTTGGTGTTAAATCCACGATTGTGACACCACGACGTAATGAAGAGTTGCAGACAAACGATCTCGTGTTTATCCAAGGAATCCCAGGACAAGGATATCGTGTTACAATGTATGAGCATGACACGCCGCAATATATTCCGTATATTTAGGCCGCATGTTGTCCGAGTCCGGGAGCCAATGATCCGAGCATTCCGATGATCTGTTTCCCTTGTTCAATTGTGGGACTCATTGCTTGCATCGTTTGTTCAAGTTGTTGCACAGTGTTGATGAGTTTAAATGTTTCCCTTTGTGCTTCTGCCGGTGTCATCATTGAAACCTTCTTTTCTCCTGTCCGCTTCTTTTGTGACATAGATCCTTCATCATCGGAATCGTTACCGTTGCGAATGCGATCCATATCAGTTATATTTAATGAATCGGTATCAGTTGTACCGGCAATGGATCTATTAATTTTGGGAACTGGATCTGTTGCAGCTTCATGATTGTTCATATGTTCAACTTTGGTCGACATTTGTCGTTGAAATTCATCAACATCGGCAACAATCTTATGAATCTCCGACGCAAAAGATTCCATATCAGTTGGACCCGAATCGGAATCAGAATCAGATTTCTTGTCCATAGATCCGGATCCATCAAACGCTTCATATCCTGGTAAATCTTGTCCACGATTCAATAAGTATCCGATAAGACATAAGACGGTCGCAATGATTGCCATATGGATAATAGCGGATCGATGAGACTGTGTAATCATAAGAAAGATCATATAGATCATAAGATAGATGAGTGATGTCCATAAGATTGGATCACATTGCTGGTAAGTGAGTGCTAAGATAAAGAGAACGACAGCGATATAATATTGTATGTTGTACATATTATATTTCGATACAAAAAATCATATGAAATCAAAAGTTCATATGAAATGAAACGAAACGAAAATCAATTATATAAAATAAAGAACAAAGTTCGGCATAATTT